GCTGGCAGCACGCCCGGAACGCGGGTCGGAACGGTGATCTGCGTCAGATCGCCCGTGCGATTATGGTTTCCGACCATCGGGGCCATCTTGTTACTTGCAGTCACGGTTTCACCCTCCCGTCGATTTCTATTCCAGTGGCTTCGATCAGCGCCATCACAACATCGTTAAGCAACCAGAACATCTCGGTGACGCTCTGCACCGTGGCGTTAGGCCCGTTCATGGCATCCATCAGTTCCTGGTAAGCCCTCTTCGTCAGATAGTTGTTCAACACAAACTCGACCACATCGTTGATCGCTTGCTCATGCTTATCGGACAGATCATCCAGAGCGGACTTCTCGGCCTTCTTCTCCAACGCCAGATCGGTGTACTGGATCACAGTGCCGACTTCCTGGTCGATGTACTGAGTCAGGATGCGTACCTGATTTTCCAGGCCGGCGATCTGGCTTTGCAGCGGAGCCAAAGCTGCTTCAACAGCAGCCGTATCCACACCAGCCGGGTCAATCGCATCATCCACCGTCAACACCCGTTTGCCGTTCACCGACAACCAGCCGTCAGGCAGGTCCATGTTCAGCGAGACAGGCTTATTGGGGCCGGAAATGTCCAAACCCTCAATACCGACCTGGCCGTCATCGGTGTTCAACCGGATGGTCTTCGGCATCGCCTTGAACTGAGACTGGATCGCCTCTTGGATCATCGGGCCGAACTCAGTCAGCTTCGCCTCAATGATCGCCTCAACAGCAACCTGATCCGTAGTCCCCGCAGGGATCGCCGCAATCGACGCATCAATCAGGGTTTGCACCTGCGCCTGCGTCAAACCACCCGTGCCACCACCACTGATAGTCCCAAGGTTCCCGCCGCCAGACGGCTTCGGGACACCGTAGTCCCGCTCCAAAACCTCATAGATCAGGGCTGTGACACCCACAACCGTGATAACAGTTGCCATTACCGCGATACCTCCGACTCGCCAAGAACTGTGATGCCATCACCCAACACCAGGGACGGAACCAACGTGGTCAACCGATTACGACGCACACCTAAAATCAGCCACTCATCAGAAGTAATCGACAACCTGCCCGTAGCAAGGTCTTTCGACAACTGGTAGGTGTAATTGCCATCAGTCTCACTGATGTAACCCTCCGGGTTACGGGCAAGACGAAGAACAGCATCGGCCTCAACCTGAACCAAGTCCTCAACATCAACCTTGCCCAAGTCGATCTGCTCATCCAGATCAGGGATACGACGCCGGATCAGACGCTCAACATCTTCGAGGCGAACCCCGACAAGCGCCTTCTCCTCATCGCTCAACTCCCGTGACCAGCGCACCGCAACATCACAAACCGATGCGTAAGCCATGCGTCACTCCTCGTCGCTTACAGATTCCTCAACAGCGGCGGGCTTCTTCGCACGGCGGCGAACAGGCTTCTCAGGTGCTTCGTCTTCGACCTTCTCCCAACCGCCACCAGCGACAAGCACACCAGCCAACGTGTCACCAATCTCAGCCTCGACACCATTGGACTTATTTTTGATCTTCACAAGAACCTCTCCGCATGGATGGGGGAGGGGCACCCGAAAGTGCCCCTCCCGCAACATCACTTGACCAGCTTGACGAACGCCTCGGGGTCGTTCACGAGGACACCGAACTCGGCCTCCACACGAATCGCCACAAGGTTGTTCTGCCAGAGGCTGACAAGGCCGGACCCGTCACCGTTCTCCGACAGGTCAAGAGTGGCCTGGTCCGAAACGTCGTAGCTCAGACCACCGATTTGACCCCAAACAACCTGGGTCCAGTCGCCCTGGAAACCGAGAACCCCGGTGTCGTTGTTGGGCTTAGTCGGATCAGTGACGTGATCCGACAGGAACGTCGGACGGCCAAGAACCCGGCCCTGACGGAACGGGCTGTTGATATCCGTGTACGTCGATTCGATGAACAGCGGGCGATCAACCTTGTCCTTAGCCGCGTTCAGAACCGGCTCAGCGATATTATCGAACAGAGTGCCGTTCCACTTCTTGTTCTGAGCAACCAGAAGTGACAAACCCTCGTTCAGTTGATCGAACGCAGTCGAGCCGGCACCCCCAAGCTGAATGCTCTTGCTGGTGTCAGCCACACACTTACCAAACGGAGACTGGACACCGTGCAGAACCGCACCGTCGAACGCGATAGCGATAGCCTCAGCGACCTTGCGCCGCATCGTGTTCAGGTAGTTAGCGGGGTTCACACGCACAACCTCAGAGCTAGCCGCAAAGATCGTGGCGATCTTATGGGGCACGATGTCCTGCTTGGTCATGTCGCCCTTGGTGACCGGCTTCTGCTCACCCTCACCAACCCACTTGGCCCGAACATCCCCGGTCCAGTGGGGGATACGCACACCGGTCGGTCCCAAAGGAATCTTCCGTGCGATCTGCTGCACAACAGACGACTTCTCAATTTCCTCGAAGTAGTCCTGCGCCATAATCGGGTCAAGGTAACCCTGGAACATGGTGTCGCCGGTAAGGGCGACAGTATTCGGAGTAACAAATCCTGCCATTAAAGTAACTTTCTATTGAATCGGGTCAGACAGCGCCGACCATGCGCTTAACGGACTCCAACAAAGGGTCACCGTTAAGCGGAAGAACATTGCCTGTGCCCTGTGATGGGTCAACGGGACGCTCCCTCGCGGGAGCCTTGTCCAGAAGCGACTTCACCCGCTTCACACTCTCCGAAACCGTGGCCTCATCACTGCCCTGAATCAGAGCAGCAACATCAAGAACATCCTCAGATGGAATGCCCTCGGAGAGAACAGCCTTCAACTTCAACAGTTCCAAAGACCGTGCGGAACTCTCGCCCTGCAACTCGTTAAACGCAGCCTCACGCTCACTGATCTTGGACTCGTAATCCTTAATCACGTCAGCCTTGGCACGCTCCACAGCCTCGTTACGTTCAGTGCGATACTTAGCTGCCTCGTTACGAAGCTGCTGCACATAGTCAAGGCCGAAAGTTTCCTGCTGAGCCACCGGGGCTTCAACAGCGGTTTCAGGGGTAGCGGTATCGTCGGACAATTTAATTCGCCTCCTGGGCGTGTTGAGAGCCCATCAAGGGCTCACGGGTTGATGGTTAGGCGGCGTGCAACGCAGCCCAGTCAGTCGCATCGGCATCACCAGCCGCAATCATCTGACGCAACTGGTTGATAGCCTCGCGGTTCTTAGTGGTCGGTAACCACCGCTTCTCCTTGAAGGAGTAATACTTCTTGTCAGGCTCCTTCTCAAGAACCTCAGCCGCCTTCAAAGTCGCGGTCTTCCACAACTCCAAAGCTTTCTTCGACTCGTCACGGCCCACCCAGTTCTTCAAATCAAACACCGGGACAACCTTGCAGTCGCAGTTCGGATGCCACTCCTCGAAGAACTCCGAAATGTCCTCGAAGTAAGTGTTCAGATCAGACTTGTTGAACATCTGAACAACCTCACGGTCAGGCAAATCCAAGCCGGCAGCGTCAGCGCCGTAATACACTGGGCCACGGGAAATCAGCATCAAACACCAGGCGCACGTTTCCCGACCTGTAGCAACCCGCGCCCAACCCCGAACCTCGGAAACCTCCCGAACAACCTTCGGCGTGAACTCGACGGACTGACCGCCCCACGTCTTACGCTTCTTCGGTTCCTCACCGCGAAGCAAAGCCTGGAACTCGGCCACCTGCTCATCAGTCAGCTTCGGAGTCTTACGCTGATACCCCGTCTTCTCCGGTGCCTGGGCGGCGATCTTCTCCGCGAGAGGCTTATCGGCCTTCACCGCGTTGATAATCTGTTTCCTGCCCGCGTTCTCAACCTCACGAACCGACAACGAAGCAACCTGACCCAACACAGTGTTCGGGGACTGCTCCTGCTGCATCACCTTCCGAACCGGCTCCAAAGCATCAACGAAATACTGGAACTCGTAAGGCTCCAAATCGCGTGCCAGAACCGGCAACTCAGGGTGGGCGATAGCCCGCTGCTCGTCATAGAACCGGCGAGCCAACCCGGCAGACTGATCCCGCTTAGCCTTAACCTCCGGGTACAACAACCGGAGGAACCCAAGCCAGTCAGTCAAAGTGAGCAGCGGGTTGATGAAGAACTTCCCGAACTGCACAACGATCCGGGCCAGCGCAGCCGAAATCAACGCCTGCTGAAAGGCGTACTCCTCCGGAGTCACGCCCCAACCACCGGAACCGTTGGGGGAGGGGGAGGATTAGTCGGCTGAGGGGCAGCCTGTGGGCTGACACCCCCATACAAACCTGCCAGTTGTCCCAGCGGGTTCTCCTCCTGATCCCACTGCCGCATCTCCTCACGCTCAGTGATGCTGTACCCCAGGTCAATCCGGGCACGTTCCTTCGGAATGATCCCGGCACCATTCGCATACAACTTCGCCGCAGCGTCAGCCTTAGCGGCATACGTCGGCGTTGACGGATCACGCCACACCGACTCCAAGCGAAACATCCCGGGGGGAATATCCCCACCCTTAGCCACCTTGTAGGCAACACGCATCGCTTGTTCCCACGCACCCCCAAACAACTTGTTCTTCCGCTCAGTCTTTTTGACCAGACGAGACTCGGAAGACTTTATAGCTTCAGCAGAAGCAGGGTTGTCGGACGAGAAGGACAGGTATTGGGGCGGAAGACCTGTGTACGCAGCGGCCTTACGGTCCAGCGCATCCAAAGCATCAACAAAGTTACGCAACTCAGCAGCAGTGAACTGCTGCGCCTTCGCATCAGGGTCTTCAAACGCCAAAATCCTTGCCATGTAAGCGTCGAACAGTTGCTTACCAGTCTCAGGGTCAACACCCAAATCCTCCGGTTTAACCCCAAACAACAGGCGTTGCGGAATCGCCATAATCTCCGCTGTGCCCTGCATATCCATCAGGATTCGGGCCGCAGCATCAGTCACCGACCGAAGCTCAGGGCTAATCTCCGAAGTGCCATAAGTGTCCGACAGCCGGGTACGGTTCGCCATCGGAATAACAGGCACCAAACCAAGCTTGTGGGTGACGATCTTCTGCTGCTTCCACACACCCTGCTCACGCACCCAAGGCACCGTCACATCAGGCAGATACAGTGTCGCAGCCACAATCGTGGAACGGTCATCGTCATACACCGCACGGATCGCCCTAGTGACCTCACGGGTTCGCGGATCAATAACGGCGTGAAGGGAAGTCGGCGGTTCAACCCGGATCAATGGCACATCGGGATCGACATTCACATCGACCTTCGGATCGGCGGCAGCAACCGTGATATACGACCTGCCGTAAATCAGGGCATCCGTATGCCCCAACGTCGCCTCAACATCAAGGTTGTTGGCCTGCCACCAATCCCACAGTTGAGCGTCAGCCTCATCGGCCCCACCCATGCGGAAACCCTCAAGTTCCTGACGCTCCGCAATCGCATCCACATACAATCGTGGATAGCCCACATGGGCGAGAAGCTTCCGCATCTCCGGGGGGACCGACAAACCGATAGCGTCAGGCCGGCGCTCCGCATCGTAGTACGCCTTAGCGTCACGAAGTTTGTACTGGACGTTCTCGAAGGCGTTGATAAGTTCATCGCGGGTCTTGTCGTAATCTAAAGACGCCATTATCTCAACACCACCGCCTTTCGACTACGGTTCTTCTTCGACATGAGGAAGTCCTGACGGGCACCAAACGCCAACACAGCGCACACAGCCGCATCAATCTTCCTAGACGAATCCTTAGACGCTTTCCTGATGGAAATGGCGTCATAATTAGTGGGATACCTGCGGGCATTCAACACATGGGTACGCAAAGTCACATTGCCGTCATGCGACAACTCACGCTCCAAAACAGAGTCAAGGAACCGTTCGCAATCCATAGCGAACCGCTTCGTGTTACCCCGCATGTCGAACGCCACCGGATTATTCGGGCTGGCATTCACCTTCAACCGGCGTTTGAAATCCCTCGACCACGCATCGACATACGCCTCGAACTCCTTCACATCGGCCCGGAAAGCAACAACGTCATACCGCTCAAACACCGAACGCACCGTGGCATCCACATCCTCGCGGGGAACTTCCTCACTCGCATACTTCTTCGGATTCCACGCCTTAATCAGAAACAGGCAGCCATCCTCGACACGGCAGGCCACCAAAGCAGTCCAGTCATTCGACTTGGAACCGTCGAACCCCAACGTGATCCGATCACCAGGCTCAAGAACAGTCACGTCAGCGACCGCATCCCACTCATACGGGGCGATCCAAGAATCCTCAGATGCGTTGACCTGATTCAAAAACTTTCTGCGCGACTCAGTGACCGGGTTCTTAACATCAAGAACCGACTCCAAGATCGCATCGACCGGAAGCCACACCGAATCACCACGGGCAGCCTCAATACCATCCCGCAGCTTCGCCAAACCGACTGCATACCCGTCAGGGTCATCCCGCTCAGACGGTATCTCCGACACCGGAGTATCAGCGGGAGCCTCAAGGGCGTCATACAGGGTGCCGACATCGACAGCCTGACCGGACTGGACAGCCATCCAGGCGTCGTAGTCACGCTCAGCCACCGAATCATCACCCGGTATGTGTGCGTTACAGATCGACAGGGTGCGGGCACCCGGAATCTTGGTGACGTTACCTTCGATGACGCCGGCCAAAGCGTGACCGTCGTTCGCCTCAACCCACCACTGGGTTTCGTTGCGGATCACCAAGGTTGGCCGGTTACCCTCCATCGAATGGGGGGAACTGGTCACCGCCTCAATGCGGCCACCGGCCTCCGAATAGATGATCGTCTTATTGACCTCAAGGCCATAATCCTCTTTGAGCTTCGCGGACACCATCACCGGGAACAGGCTCATGGTGTTCTTCGTCTGCTCCTGGGAGACAGCCACAATCTGAATCCAGGCGGCGTGACGTGGTTTACCGACCGGTTCGCCTTGGGCGTCGAAGTGGCTGAAAGCGACAGGGCCACACAACTCCACCAACGCCAACGCGGCGGCGAGAGGGTCTTTACCCCACCCCTTCATCCTGCGCAGAACACCGCTGCGGTGGCAGTAACGCCCCTCGTCATCGACGGCGTACCACCACAACACCCAACGCGCCTGCTCAAGCGTCGGCATGAACGCCTCACCGGCATGATCGCCACCCGGCGTTTTCACATAGGAAGCCCACCAGTTCAGAACACCCCAACCAAGGGTCTTCTCAGGCAGAAACCATGCCCCGTCAACGGTTTTCCGCCACGTCGGGCCGATAAAGTGGGGGAGAGCAGGGAGCAGTGTTTCGTCTTCCACTCCCTACCTCCTTCACTCACATAATCGGCAACAGAAGCATCCTCACGAACGCAGAAAGCAACAAGAACAGAGCCAACGAACCCAACGCCAACTGAATCATCGGCCCAGAGAACTTCGTCGCCACACTTCCGAAGAACAACACCAACGCGAACATGATCGTCAACAGCGTGTACTTCGAGGATGTAGCCCCGAACGTCGATGACTCGGCAACCAAAGCCTCTGCGCGACTAGACAACTCCTCCGACTTCCCCTGCCCCGGAGGGACATAAGAGTCCAACGCCATCGGTGTGCCCTTCGGCAACTGGCCGTTGATCGGGTTACCGTCCCCATCCCGCACCGCACGGCCAAACCAGGCGTCCTGGGCCTCATCCAACTCCGGGGAGAACCTGTCGTAGATGAACCCGGCGAAATCGTCCCTGCCCAGCAGGACAGCTTTCTGCCACTCAATCCACACCGAAGCATCGACCGACGTTTGCTCCGCACCCCTGGCAGCCCACCTGGCGGCATCAGCACGCAAAGCGTTCGCCTGCGAAACCAACCCGGAAGCTTTACCGCCCCACTGCGAAGCCTCAAACGATGCCCACGTCGCGGAGATAGCGGCAACCGCCATGATTACCGCCATGATGTTCTCGAACCATCGTTGCCGGCGCTCAGGGAGTGTTTCGGCATGATCCTTAGGTGCCGTGGCGAACAGGAACTCCCGAACCCCGGTCACTGCTGAACCTGAAGGCGCATCATGTACGACATGCCGGTCTGGATCATCGTCTTCAACATCATCGCCCCGACAAGCGTCCACAACTCCTTGTCGAACACGTCAGCACCGGGACCGATCACCGTCGCACCGGCAGCCATAGCGGCGAAACCGATATCTATAGCGGCACCCTGAACGAACGTCCTCGTAGTGACAACGCCACCAGAGAACGAATCCTCAAGGGCTTCGACCTGATCTTCAAGCTGGTCGGTTTTTTTATCGACCGCTTTCTCAATCGCCTTCTGAGTGTTCTGAACGAACTGCTGCTTATTCGATTGAACCGCTGTGTTCACAGCCTCTTTGATGAGTGCGTTCAAGTCGAAAGCAGGTGCAGCCGGGGCAACCGGTTCCACCACAGGTGGCTGGTACGGCGGCACAGGTGCAGGTTGATAGGTGTACCCAGGCGGCAGATCGTATTGCATCTGCTGTGGTGCAGCCGGGGGAGCCACCGGCACGGGTGGCGGCGGGGCGGGCCGTGGGGGTGGCGGGCCTGGTTGGCTTTCCCACGGCATCATCGTCGGTTCAAATCCTCCTAAAAGCTGTTACGTGTCTCCTCATACAACCCACGCGCATCAATACCGGCACGCATAGCAATCTCAAACACCAGGCGTTGAGTCAACAAACCCTCAGCCCGAATGTTCAACAAAGCGCCCTCCACGTTCTCCGGGTTCGAGTGATGCCTGGGCAGCCCCGTCAGCGGAGTATGCGGCCCAGGTGCGGGAGGAGCCACAGCGGCGGCAGGGGCGGGAGCAGGTTCTCCTCTAGGAACGAACTGATCCGCAACCTGAAGGGCTGTGCGGTACCGCTGAACCCGATCATCGAACCCGTGCAATCCACCGTTAATGAGGCGGCACACCTGTTCATGATCCTCACGATCCGCAGCATCATTGATCTGCGAACCGCGAGCAACCGTCCAATACCAGGCAGCGCCCAAAAACGCGAACGTGTCACCACCCAACTCATGCGGGTTATCCACGAAATAGGTGGGTGTGGGGACGTAGTTGTGTTGATACGCCCACTCACTGACCTGCCGGTGGTTCTCCCGCCCGGTGATCTGGATAGGACCGTGCCCCTTAAACCTAGGACCATCCCCAGGCTGGATATTGCCAAGATCAGCGCGACCCTCATACGCGGAACCATCAGCAATCTCCTCCATGTACCGAAGACCCGCCGACTCATGCCCGATCTGGGCGAACCACGCAGCCACCCGGCGCGGGTTCGTGCAATCAGACTGCCGCAAAGCCTCTTTCACCGCCGGCACCAAAGCCCTATACCGCTCAACCGGAAGGCTGCCACCCATAGCGATAGACAGAGCCTCAGCCTCATCCAACGCGGCGGCAGGACCAGGCAGAACCGGAACACCCACCGGCTCAGCAAAGCCGTAAACGTAACCCTTAGGCGGCAGAAGAGTTGCCAACTGATCTAACGTAATCCAGTAAACAGTCGGCTGGAATCCGGAATCAACAATCAGTACATGCTTTACGCCATTGTCATCCTCCGCAACCCCAAACCCGGTCGTATAGTGCCAGACCGTCCCACCGCCATACGAGGGATTCCGGACCTGCCCATCAACAGGACTCGGGCGCGAAGCGCGAGGGTAATTGCTCACTGGCGCAACAAAGTTGAACAAGCAAGGTGCGCCGGCGTCTACGATAGAGCCGCGAACATCATCCCAAAGCTTCTGCTTCTCAGCAGGAGAACATGGATCATTCGGAAGCTCTTGAAGCCGCCAATCCATGTGATGCGCCCTCTGCTGCAACACATCCCGAATCTGGCCGATCCAATCCGTACCATTCTCAGTGGTACGGCACGCCATCGCCAACTCCCACTCATCACTCGGAATCCCAAGTGAATTAAGGATATTCTCGGCGGAACCCGGACCACAATGGAAAATCGTCTGTTGCGAAATCTGGTCTAGCGGAGGTAGCGGCAGAACCTTCTCAAAAGCCATCAGGGCAGAACTCCGCGATTGACCACTTCCCTGCTCACCAGCGAAACATCCACGAATTGGTCACTTGACATCAAGGCGTCAGCGAGGGTCCGTGCGACACTCTCCGGTACCCGAAGGAAAACGGAACCCGGATCGCCGCCAACCTCGGTCCAAGACAACACATAATCATTCATCGCAAAAATCCTCACCAAGTCGAAAGCGGCGTACGTCGCCATGTGTTTGTGTCTGTGCAAACGTAGAAAAAGTTGCCGTCCTCTGCGACCTGCCCCACCACACCCGGAGAAGTCGCCGTCGCGGGCGCGGCGACCAACACCGCAACAGGGTTGCCCTTCACCAGCAACCGGCCCGTATTCTTTGGCCGCACATCCAGATCGACGTTGTTGTTGGCGAATGACTCGACCATCAACGGCAGCACACCATTGGCAGCGTTGTTGTACGTCTTGAAAATCACGCTTCCAGTCGCACCACCGGGCCGAAACTCCAAGTTCACATTTGCCGAAGACCCCAGCGCCTGGAGGATCACCACGCCCGTCGAAGGGCGGATCATCAGGTAGTCCCTGGCAGTACCGTCCGGCAGGAGCTTCAGGCCGAACGCGCCGCCCTCCACAACGATGTCGCGCATCACCGGGTTGACGAGCGTCTTGTTGTACAACGTCCTCGTCGCGTAGTCCAACCAGTTGATCAAAAAGTCCCGCAGCACCTGCCACGATATGTGCTTAGCGGGCCAGAGATTGACGACTGCCGGATCACCGTCGGCGTCAATGATCGTATCGGTGACTTGGGAGTCGAACAGAATCAACCTGTCCAGATTGACGGGTACTTTCTTCTCGTCGGTGTCAACGAAGTCGGCAAACGCGACCGCGTCGATAGCGGCCCGCGCCGAAGCCTCGCTGGCGGCGCTCGCCAACGCAGTCCCGACAGCGGTGACATCCTCAAGCTCCGCGAACAGCGTGGTGCCTGGATCACCCTTGTCGCCCTTTTCGCCGGGAGCACCATCAGCGCCGGGATCGCCGGGAGGACCAGGCTCGCCGTCCTTACCGGGGCGACCAGGAACACCAGGCAAAGCCAAAATCAGACTCTTGTGTTCATCAAGGCAGCCAACGGCACTCACGTTGTTGCACTGGCACGTCAACTCTGTCTCCTCACATACCCCAAGGCGACCGGCTGACCACCGTCACTCTCACCTTCCGGCAAGAACGCGATCTGCCACCGCAACCTCGACTTGAACTTCTCATCCACAATCTCGGAATCCACCTGAAGCGACGCCACCGACTGCTGAGTCGAAAACGGCCACCGCTCACCAGCAAGCTCCAAAAACAACACGCCGGCAGGCCAATCCACCGGGGCCTGCTTCTCATCGACAAGCTGGAACACCAACTCCAAATCCCGGCCAGCCGTCACAAACAACGGCTGCGGGGACAACGGTTTACCAGGCAACAGGAACCTCCAAAAAGAAAATTGCAAAGGGCAACCCACAAAGCGGCTACCGCTTTGCAATAGCACTGACGGCAGGACTCGAACCTGCAACACACGGCTTTGGAAACCGTCGCTCTACCAATTGAGATACGCCAGTACGCCCCGTTCGCAGGGGTCCAGCGGGCTGGGTTCTTAGGGGCACCGTCTAGAACAGTGCGAATAGAACTTCACCACAAGCCACAAATAGCCTGACCAGTCCCGTAGGACGATCAGGAACTAAACCTTCTCGGCAGCCTCAGCCTCGTCATCATCGACAAGCTCATCCTCAGCCGCCGCGAACTCATCCAAACCCTCGTAAGCGACCTCAACCTCAGCCTCATCAACAGCATCCGGCACAATCGCATCCAAAGCATCAACGATCCGCTGCAAACCAGACAGATCAACCTCGTCATCCACACGGGCGATATGAACCTCGGTAGCCACCTTCTCAAGCTCAGTCACAATCTCGTCACGCACCTTCACAAGCTGCGCCGTGATCGCATCCACCACATCCTGAACTTCCGACATAACCGACCTTTCAATCTGGACACCGAACCAACAAACCGCCGACACCATCACCAGCGGGAACACCACATAAACCCACACCCACGCAGCAGAAACCACCACAAACAACCTCCAAGTAACGCCGGGGGAGGGGGAGCCGAAACTCAACCCCTCAACCCCGGCAGACGTACCTAACCCCCAGCCAACCGCTGACGAAACAAATCAGCGACATCCAGCACATCCCCACCTGACGGATTAGAACGCTCAACCTCAATCCGCACCCTGCGGCGGGCACCTTCCGAAAACAGAAGCTCCGTCATCATGCTCTGCACCGAAGCAAGCAACTGAGACGAAGGGCGGGACGACTTGAGCAACACATCAGCGAAATGGAGAGCGAACCTGGCGTACTGCCAATCAGACGGCTCGTAATAACGAGCCTGAGCAGAATCAGCCAGAGACAGGTACAAATCAACAACCAGAGGATGAGGGTCATCCATCCCCAGGGCCGGAACACGAACCGCACCCAACGCGGTCACCTTCTCAATCGGAACATCCGGCTTATTCCGACGAATACGCTTATCACTACGAGTAGGGATCGGACCCGGCACAAAACCCTCCTGGGGCTAAGACAAGCCCCAGGCTTGCCAACTCACATTTTCTCCAACTCACCAAGCACATCCAACGCATAATCACGCATCCGAACCTGCTCAGCCAACTGCTCAATAACCTCTTGCTGACGAGCCAACAAGAAAACCGACAACGCCATATTCCGGGCACCAGCACCGTGCGGCTGCACCATCGCCGCACGAACGAACTGATCCCCCAAAATCTGAAGAAACTCCTCCGGAGTCCCATCGAACACCGAAAGATTGTGTCGAGTCCCAGCGATCATCTGATCCATAGCCTCATAAAGATCACGCAACTCAAAACCTCCCAGGATGCCTAACATCCGGCCTCAACCGGAGCCGGCGTAACTCCCGGCGACGGGCATGACCCTCAGCCGAAGACTTACCCGCATGACACGACCGGTGAACCGGTCGAAGATTCGACACATCATCCGAACCACCGCGATAGCGGGGAACCACATGATCAACCTCATCAGCACCCGGCTGATGACACAACCAACACACATCCGACTGCCGCAAAACTTTGCGGCGAATCAGGTTCCAGTTACCCGGCAGCGGGGCTGCCGACTTCGACCAACTCAAAAAACTTGCATGAGAGCGTTGTAACGCTCTCTATGGTTCGACTCGTTCTCTCTACCTTTTTTACCGATACACTTTGCACCGGCAGGTGCCCCACAGCCCGGACAAGGAATAGTCCGGGCTTGAGTCTTTGTCATAAAAGGCAATTTTAGTTACCCCTTTATATAGAGGCAGCCGCTAGCGGCTGCCGACCTACAATCCCGAACGATGAGTGAGGGACTGGTTTTCTTTTGGTCTAAAGCAGCCGGCGAAACCCGGCTGCTAACAGATAAACCACTAACTATGAGTAAGGCGGCAGACAACCTGCCGCCCTAAAACCCTTCTTACAAAGGTCGGGGTGCGGTCGTCGGTCGGTCGCTTCGCTCCCTCCCTCCTCCCTTACCCCTCCCCAAAGAAATACGTGCAGAAAACACAAAAACATGGATAAAAGTGACAAGAATCACACTACCCAATGTAAAACCCCAGCAAAAGCACCCAACCAAACAGTTGATCAACATTCCAACCCGTACCAAACCAGCCACCCGCATAACCCGGCGGTCATGCGCCGGCGGGTGGGATGCCGGCCCGTGGGGCCTAGGGGTTTCGACGGGGGTACCGAGTAGGCAGGGATGCCTTGTAATGGGCTCTAGATTCAACGCTGAGCGACGATTGTGCCGAGTGTGGGTGATTGTGCCCGGATAGTCGAAACCCCCGCATCGTAGAGCCGATGCGGGGGTTTCCTAGTAGGGACGGTTAGCGAGAGACTCGGTAGCTTTCCTCGCCTACGGACAGCCACGCGTGTCCGTTACGCGGGGAGTACCAGACGCCTATCTGATTAGGTTTGTCGGAACAATCCTCAACGTCGCAGATGGGGATTAGTCCGTTCGCGTACGTGTCGTATCCGGTGAACTCACCGCGTAGGGCTGCGGCACCGGTAAGCGCGACGATAGCGCCTGCGGTAGCGGAAGTGAGGGCGATGGTAATTCGGTTGGTTGTCATGGATTGCACGGTACCGGTTTGGGTTGCACATTGTCGAGTCCCCGGATATGAGGAAACCCCCGGATTGTGGTCCGGGGGTTTCGGTAGGTTGTCGGTTTATTTGTCGAGATATGCGGGACGAACGTAGTTGGCGATTATTTGTTCGTTCACTGCCTGAACGACGTGAGGGTGTGCGTAGTCGTGTCCGATGTTGGTGTGGCAGTAGCGGCATTGCGAGTGCGTGTTGTTTGTCATGCGGCTAGCGTAACCCACAGTGACTCACACTGTCAAGTCGCCGGAAACGACGAAACCCCCGGACGGTTTGCCCGGGGGTTTCGGTTCGGTAGTGGGTTAGACGTTAGCGGTTTCGCGTTGTGCTTCGAGTGCGCAGTCTGCTGATTCTTCTGCGATATCGGCTAGCCAAGCTAAGCCCAAAGCGCGGTCGTCGGCAATGCTGCCCGATGCCATAGCACTAGCTTGCCCTACTTGCTTGCGGATAGCGTCGGCGTGAGGTTCGTATCCGTGTGACTCTATCTCTGCTGCTGCCTTAAGCGCGATCACGCCGTGATAGTTCGGCACCGTGTGGTAGTAGCCGATAACCGTGTTGTCGGCTGTGACGATGGTACCGCCGAAATTGGCGTAGCCCTTACCGCTGTAGCGTGCAACACGGTTAAACAGCTCGTGTGCTTCGCTGTAGTCGCGAACGACAATAACGGTGGGTTGTCCGATGATGCTGCAAACGTTGTGTGTCATGCCGCTAGCCTAACCGGTAAGCGTGCCCATTGTCAAGCGAAGAAACCCCCGGACGGTTGCCCGGGGGTTTCGGTTCGGTAGACGGCTAGCGGGTACGGTCGTATGCTGCCCGGTTGGCGGCTAACCGGGCAGCTTTAGCGCGTAATAGTTGCGCTTTATTTTCGATTGACTCGGCATGTTCTAACAACCGTGGGACACGGTTCCGGAACACGTCACTGTCATCGGCCCGCATAGCCATCCTTAACACTTGCTCAAACCTAGCTTCTAACTCTGCTAGTTCGGCCCGTTCATCGGGGGTTAGATAGTTCATTGTTTACTCATCTTCCGTAGTGACGATGCGAACCGAGCCGATGACGTGCCCGCCGCATCGGGTGGAACCGTGCGAACGACGCCTAGCGGTCACGTAGCTGATATCCGGTAGCCCGATATGCGGAGTGCAGTAGCCGAGAATGTCGGTACCGTCGATATCGGAATCGTTGTATCCGTACTCGGCAGCTAGTTCGGCAACGTAGTCGAGCACGTCATCAGCGTTAGCGAACGCGTATGACGTGATATCGCCGTCCGGTTCGGTGGGAGTGACTCGGTAGTAGGCGGTGAGTGTGTTTGTCATGGCGGCTAGGCTAGTTTGGGCGCCACACATTGTCAAACCCGCAGGTAGGAGCCTCGCCGGCGCGGTACGGTAAATAAAAAATTGACTCCCTGGACCGTAGGCTTTACTATGTGCACCGTACGAACCAACCAACGACGTTAGGACAAGATCAATGTTTGTGCCCGGTACACGTGTCTACGACCGAGTGACAGCCGAAACCTACGGCACTAGGTACTACGGCACGGTTGTAGCTGTGCAACAGCCGTCACGGTTTGCGCCTATGGTGGAGTCGGTAACGGTTGAATGGGATTGCGACGGTTGGACCGACTACCGTCCGACTGATGACGTCTATACTGACGTGCTCGGTATCGTGGCTTGACAGTGTGTAGTCGTTGTCCGTATCCTGTCGTTACCAAACCAAACCTAGTTAGGAGTCAAACCTATGTTTAAGTCGTTGGCGCGTATCGAAGTAACTGCCACTAATGGCAACGTCGTTAGGTTGGACGTTAGCCCGGATGGTGACGTTAAGGTTGCTGCCCGTAAGGGTACGCATAATCAGTCGGTGTCGGTTATCCCTGCGGATAACCCGCTAGCGTCGTTGCTTGCGTCGTTCATCATGGATAACTCGCAGACGGACTAGACATTGTGTGCTAGTTGGCTTACCCGGTACCCGGTACTCGTGCCCGGTTACCGGTTTGGGCAACTAACCCAACCGAGAACAAAACGATAGGAGTAGGGACTATGGCACTAACGACTAACGCCCGGTTAGATGCAGCTATGCGCATATGCCGCGCGATTACCGGGGAGGAGTACGGGGAGGATTACGAACGGGTTACCGGTATCGGTATCGGTATCTCAGAACCGGGTTACGGGGATGCGGATACGGTTTGGGTTTTAGGTAATTGGAACGACCGAACCGACTACTCGACAGGTGAGCGTGTCGTTACCGATAACCGTATGTCCCGGTTGTTCGATGCGTTAGAGCGCATCGGGGTTGAGTGTCACTGGCTTGATGAATGGCAACGTTGTGACGGTTGCCGGAAGATTGTTCGTACCCAACCGGATAGCTACTGGTGGCAACCCTCGTTCGTTTGGGTATCTGATGAGTTGTTTTGTGTCGAGTGTGTTACCGGGGATTATCTTGACGAGACGATAGACGAGTACATAGGCGATAGCTCTAAGGCTATCTTTGCGTCGTTGGTATCCGCTACAGAGTTAGAGTCCCGTGGGTTTGTCCGGTACAACGTACCGCCTGCCGAGAACGGTTGGCATCCCGGGCAGGATGATACCCCGGACGCTATCGTGGATGCGTTTGAGGCAGAACACGGTAACGGTGCCCAGTGGCTGTTTTATCTTGACGAGACGTCTCAGTTCTATATCCGGTTCACGTTGTTCTACCGTCCGGTTGACAACGACGACGACGTTACGGGGGTTTGACAATGGGTAGCACCGTGCGCCGTGTCGCTGATATCGCCGGTTCGTGGGACTGGGATTATGACCCGTGGGGTACCGGATTAGGTTTGCAGTTCGCTATCTGCGCCGTTTTGGACGCTATCGGGGGTTACTCGGACGTTTTAGCGCGATGGGAGTATAGCCGTGGAGCTATGCCGGTTAGGTCCATCGTTGCGCTTGCTAATGATGATGAGGAATTAGAAGATTACGAAACCTCAGCATTAGCTAGTGCCATATTAGATGGGTACCTAACCCCCGATGATTTAGTGCAGGCGGGAGACGTGCTAGCCCGATACGTTTCACTTGCACGGTTGGCCGGTAGGGACTACTAGACAGTGTGTAGCCGATGCCGCTAGTCGGTAGGTTAGCCCGGTTCGCTACCGGGCATCGGCACGTTCTAACGAACACTTCAATCAACGGATAAGGATATGGTTATGGCATCGGATGGGGATACAGCGGAGTTGCGTCGCCAGTGTGAGTCTGTAGCGGACACGGTTCGGGCATATGCTCGGCAGATTGAAACCGGGGAGTATGGTGGCCGGTATTGGGTGTTCATCAACGATACTGACGACCTAGCGGTATCGGATACAGTTGACGCGGCTAACTTAGACGCGGCTATTGACGAGGTTTCGGATATGACCGGTTTGCCGGCGGATAGCTTTTACGCGGAATTGGATGAGGCTTACGATGACCCGACGGTTAACGAAACGTCGATTTATGACTACCCGCTAGCAGTTGTTGACGAGCGTGGCCGTGAGTTCGCCGTGGTTATTTGTACCGGCGGCCCGCATATCGAAGTCGTTGCCGATGGTTTGAACCGGGCGCGTCTGGAGGGGTACTGGTGGGGTAGTCGTTGCACACTTACCGGCGATTATTTCGATACGTTCCTAGACTGGTTCATCGAACGGGACTAGCTTGCCAGTGTGCCGGTACCGTTTGGCAGATACTCGGACGGTACCGGGCAGGAATGGTTAGTCGGTAAGGTTTGATTCGTTTGGTCGGTTTAAGGCTTGATTCGCCGGCGGTCTAAGGTTTGAAACGTCACAATGACAAAACGGTAAGGCATGATTTAGTGGGAGGTTTGGATATGGTTACGGTTAAAGGTTTGAAGCGGTTTAACGGTATCGCGGGACAATACGGTTACCGGGCTACGGTGCAGTATGCCGGCGAACCGGATAGCGTGGTTTCGTTCATCGGTAGCGTTTACGGTGGCCCGGTTGTCATGGTTACAGATACTGGTATGCAGACGTTTGTTACAGAACCGGATAGGTTTGGTTCGTTTGGCCCGGATTGGGTTAGACGGTTTTTCGGTGATCTGGCTTGACAATGGGTAGTGTTTCGCGTATCATGAACAGGCACCGGCTACGGCAGCTATTAGAAAGGTTTGAAAAATGATTATGTGTGAGGGCTGTAACAGGCCAATTGGAGAGCATCCGGGTCCGTGGCGTTGCGATAGCCCGCCATTGGCACATTGGGAAATTGAACTGTTGAATGATTGGGAGGTTTGAGGATGTTTAACGAAAACAAAGGTATCGCAGACGCCTTCCGGCTTGGGTTTGATGAGGGCTATGAATCCCCATTTGGTTGCGACGTAGGTATGACCTACGACGATGACCCTGACTCCCCTAGGAGTGTTGCTTATGATATGGGGCTAAATCATGGTGAGGCATCTTGGTTTAACGATAACAATTACTGGAAAGAGGTTTGAAGTGGACACTAAGCAAGCAAGAGAGTTAGCCGCCCAATACGCCGGCGACTACGTTCCAGATATCCGGGCGTTCGCATTAGGCGCTAGGGTTTCGTATGAGAGCTTTGTCGCGCAGCTTGACATTGTGGCATCAGAGTATGGTTTCGATAGCTTTGATGATGTTGAGTCGTTGCGCGACTACGCCGGCGAAACGCTTGACGCGGTGTGGAAATAGGGAGGTTTGAGCATTTATGCGACGTTGCTCTAAGCGTTGGCTTGACGAGGATTGCCCGGAAGGTGTTGTCGCAATAATCGACAATCCAGCTTTTACCGATAGATACACCATTATTTACAACTATGTAAACGATGGTCATGTTACATATCTGGGCACTAACTCTAGTGGCAGTTTTTCCGGGCACGGTTTCATGCAGACGCATGAGGTATCTGCATATCGGTATCGGGAAAAGAATCGGTATATCCGATGGTCTGATTTACCGGATACGGTCAAAGCTATGGTTCGTTCTGATTTGGGAAAGGTTTGAATCTATGAGGCAATACCGTGGTGTGACCATCGACAGGGTACCTGGTAGTGGATACTACAAAGCTTTTCCGGAGTGTTCTACAGATCATCCTAGTCATTATGTGCCTCTAATGGCAGACACGGAGGCTTTGACTACTGCTAAGCGTGAATTGTCCGAATTGGGAAAGGTTTGAGAATTGAAAGACACAGCATTAGCAATCATCGGGCTTAACTCACTCTCCGAGGAACTGTGGAGTGTTGACGACGACCGAGCATTTGAGTACGAGCTACAGCTTCAAGAGAAAGCTGTCCAGCTAGCTTTAGAGGTTATGGATTTTAACCCGCTAGAAGGGCACACAAGGCTTGGGGAGGTCCGGGCATACGCTCACCGTAACGGTATTTGTGTGCATGAGGCGATTATTCGTCTGGTTAATTCCGCGTTGTCGCATCAGCTTGATAGAGAGGTTTGAGAATGTTTACAACAAAGCTTTGGGCTGAGGTAGGTATCTGGAATCATGGCGAGCCGGCGTTGCTCATCATGAAGGGGATTTACGACGACGAATACGAGAACCAGATAGACGATATCTCTGTTCTCCATGACGTAGATTTGGTGTTTCCTGACGGGTACGACCAGCAGCTTGACGACATGCTTGGTTTGCCTTGGGAGGAACCTTTAGCGGCGTTGGGTTACCGACGTGTGAGCAGCCGGCACGATTACACACCTTATTCCGCAGCTTTCGATATCAAGGAGGTTTGACACCTTGGCATTGCGCTACCGCATCGGGGATGACATCATCGACCCCGCATTCCTACCACACCACGTCAAAGGCACCGTCACCGCTTTAGCGCACGGCATGGTCCGGGTACACTGGCACATGGCAGACGACTACGAATGGCTGCCAGTAACCGATATCACAAAGCTTTGAATTGACATAACAATGACAAGCCGTGTATCATGGCCTAGGTAAATTACCTGCCGGCTTTCTGGGGGATTAAGGCCAATGATGGAACAGACACCTGAGTTATCACTAGCTCTAATAGAAGCCTTGAAGAACCAAGGATACACACAATCAGAGATTGCACGCATGTTCGGCAAGACACGACAAGCTGTCTCGTGGCACAAGCGCACCTACGGTGGAAGTCTCACGCCTCGTGAGGAAGCTTTGAAACACTATCCGTGGCAGGTTTCCCACCCGCAAACCCAAACGACCGCCTACAGGGCATCTAGGGACCACTGCGAGTACATGGCTACCGGCGGCAAAGGCATGACAGTCCGAGAACTAGGCCGGCTGCGGAACTTCTACCGCAAGATTCAAGAAGGTTTCGTGTTGGAACATGACCCGAACATTCCCCCGGAGCCGGGGGTCAACAAGTACGGAGGTTTCGCTTGGCGTAAACGCCGGAAGTCCGATGGAGACTTGATAATCCGGGTGAACCAGTACACGACGTTGACCGATGAGGGCCGCATGTTGTGGAGGCTGCCGCCCGATTTACCTTAACTTTACATTGAGGATGTACCTTCCCAGGCCGACCAACCAGGGAGGTACACGATATGACGGTGATAGCCATACCACAGGGACAGGGGCAAGGTTTGAATCATGAACACCCACAATGGATTTACTCAGCGCAGGTGAATGACACAGATGTGATTGTGTACCGCACCGTCCTCATGAGCGACGACGACAGCGAATACCGGCAGATAGTCGAAAGGCTTGATGGCTACCGGGAAGTCAGCCGACAAACCGTTCCAGACAACTCCATGATGTTCGGGCAAGCAGACCTCATCATTTTCAGAAAGGCATGAATTGACGGAGCCGCAACACAGGTCAGTCTCGCAACTCAAACTGTACGAACGCTGCCCACACGCCTGGTACCTCACCAAGATTGAGAAGGTTTGGCAGCGCCCAGCAGCATGGCTCGCGCAAGGCTCCGCAGTGCATGAGGCGGCGGAAGCCTACGAACGGTCAGGCCGAACCCTCACCCTTGAGGAAACCCAAGACGTGTTCAGGGATTCGTACTGCCGGCACATCGACCAAGCTTGCGAGGGCGCACCGAACTTCGACTTCTGGTTCGCTTCCGGCCCTTACGGCGGCGAACTGGACATTGAGCGGCGATACCACATAGGTTTGGAGCAGTGCGAAAGATACATCCGATGGTATGAGAATCACCCACAGGAGGTCATCTGGATTGCCCCTGACGGTACACCCGGCATCGAACTAGGTTTCGACATTGATCTGGATGGTGTGCTGGTGCGAGGTTTCATCGACGCCGTGATCGACACAGGGGAAGGTTTGATCGTCCGAGACAACAAAACCGGCAACAGCCCCGGCGACGACTTCCAACTCGGCGTGTACGGTGTAGCACTCGCTGAAAGCTTTGACATTGTGCCCCCAACCGTGGGTGACTACTGGATGGGCAAGAGCGGGAAACCCACTGTGCCATACCGGATCGGTGAGTGGACGAGGGGGAGGGTCAGGGAAGCATTTCTGAGGCTTGAGGAAAACATTCAGGCGGGAAGGTTTGAACCCGATCCCGAGCCGTCGAAGTGTAGGTTCTGCGACGTGTCATGGGCCTGTTCTTACTACACCTGACTAGACAATGAGCAGTGAAGGAGAGGGATGAACGAGTGCGGGTGTGGGGAACCGCTGCACGGCAGGCAGCAGAAATGCCCGCTGTGCGCCATGAAAGAACACCAGGGGTCATCCCAATGCCCGTTCTGCCTCGAATGGTATTGGACACACCTGGCAGCGAAAGTCAACCAGAAGACATTGGAACTGCATCAAGGAAGGAAGTGCCGCTAGCGGAATGTTCACACTCACCCAATCACTACACGTCAAAGGACACGCAGGTGACCCACTACCGGTGGTGTGGGAAAGCTTGGATGAGAAAGGAACCCGGTTCCTGCGCGGTCAGTTCGCGTTGATCTGCGCTGGCCCCGGAGTCGGCAAATCAGCGTTCATCCTCAACTACGCCCTGAAAGCTAAGGTGCCGGCGCTGTACTTCAGCGCCGACTCCGACGCTTTCACCCAACTATCCCGAAGCCTGTCAGTGTTGACCGGATGGGACATGGGGAAAACAACCCGGCTGGTGAGGGAAGGAAGCTTAGGGGGTGCGGAGAAAGCGTTGGAAGACATACCGATCAGGTTCACCTACGACGCATCACCGGACCTTGACAGGCTGAGGATCGTTCTGCTCGCTTACTGGGAGCTACAGGGCGACTACCCGGAGTTGGTGGTGGTCGACAACATCACCAACGTCCGAACCGGCGGGGTTGAGAACGACGAGAATCCGTTCGCAGGGTTGGAGTCGTTAACAGATTATCTGCACGGTATGGCGAGGGATACAGGTGCGTTTATCGCTGGGCTGCACCATGTTACGGGCAAGTACAACGATGCTTGTGAGCCGATTCCGTTGTCGGGTGTTAAGGGGCAGATTGCTCGTGTGCCGGAAATGGTGTTGACGTTGCACAAGATTAATGAGGAGTTCGGTCCTTCGTCGTTGAGGGTTTCGACGGTGAAGAACCGTGCTGGTAAGGCTGACCCGTCAGGTTATGACTGGGTTGGTTTGGATTTTTGGGGCGACACTATGCAGATTAAGGATGCTTGATATGGATGTTGATATGGATGCACGCGAGGCAGTCGTACGGATACTGCGCGAGCGTTATCCGCTGCACTCAAACGGGTTCAACGATGAAACCGCCGACGACGTTCTCACCCGCCTGCGTCCCATCATCGCCGCTGAGATACGCGACTACACCAAAGCGGCGAAGGTCAGTTGGACTATCGGCAAGCACACTTACGCGCTTGACGAGTTCGCCCGCGACGCTGACGCTATCGCTTCCCGCATCTGCGGAGGAAGCCAATGACAACCTTTGATGCTTTCTTCACCCTGCTCATCATCATCCAATGCGTTGTCCTACTAGGGTTTTGGGCAGTCAGCAGATGGCGGTGACCAACGGGCGTGGCCCGCTTGGTCTAAAGGCCAGAGACGGGAGTCCGTCTTGGCCGTGAAACGCCGGCGCTACCCACCCAACAACGTCAAAGCCACCAGGAAAGGATGTATCGACTGCCGTGACGAAGGAATCACAACCGGGCGGAAAGCACCACACCCCGGACCTAGATGCGCCACCCACCATCGTGCGAAGCGTCGAGCACGCAGCACAACTACTTGGGCACAACGCATCTGGGAAACCTACCGAATTACAGAGGAAGAATACTGGGCGATCTACGAACACCAAGAAAGTAGTTGCTTCATTTGTCGTAGAGCTAACGGACGACGGAAGCGCCTATCCGTCGATCACTGTCACGCAACAGGACTTGTCCGTGGACTCCTCTGTACCGCTTGCAACCGAAACGTATTGGGGCATCTACGAGATGACCCAGCAGCTTTACTCCGGGCTGCTGCTTATCTGGAGCACCCGCCTGCTGTCCAAACGATAGGTGTACGGATCACACCAGACAAACACACTTGACAATGAGCAGCCGAGAGAGGATAATGAATAGCTGTGCGGTTACTTGATCTTTACTGCGGAGCAGGCGGGGCATCAATGGGATACCACCAGGCAGGATTCACGGTTACAGGCGTCGATATCAAACCGCAAAAGAACTATCCGTTCGGGTTTTTTCAGCGCGAAGCCCTTGACTTTGTTAACTTACACGGCAAGCGTTTCGACGTTATCCACGCGCCCTGCCAGAGACACTCCGCTATGTCTAACTGCCGGCCAGGGCTAGCAGATGAATACCCCGATCTGATCGACGCCACCCGCGAAGCCCTAGAAGCCACAGGTAAACCGTGGATCATTGAGAACGTCCCAGGATCACCGCTTCGTGACCCAATCACGCTCTGCGGGCAGATGTTTGGATTGGAGTTGTACCGTCACCGCCTGTTCGAGACAAACTTCCCGATTAAGGAACCCGAACATCCCAAGCATGTGATACCGGCTTCCAAAGCAGGTCACTGGAAGCCGGGAACGATCATGTCGGTGTCAGGGCACATCGCCCCAATCAAAGTGGCGAGGGACGCTATGGGTATTCACTGGACAAACCGTGAGGAACTAGCTGAGGCTATCCCCCCGGCGTACACCCGCTACATCGGCCAGCAACTCATCGACACACTCAGGACTTGACAATGAGCATCGTTGAGGCAATCCAATACCTAGAACCCAGCTTCCAGCCACCGCCAGACAACGGACGCACATGGGTCCACGTCCTCTGCCCGTTCCACGGAGACAGCATCAAATCAGCGGCCATCTCCTACAAACTCGACGCCTTCAACTGTCTCGGCTGCGGCATCAAAGGCAACCCCGTCACCTTGATCGCCAAGCAGAAAGGGATCAGCTATTCATCAGCTAAGCAAATCGCAGAGGGACTTCCTGCTGGAAGCCACCAAGCGGTACCACGGAAGCCTCGAAGGAAGCCCAGCAGCAGAGTATTTGAAATCTAGAGGACTGCAACACCCCGGCATCAAACATCGGGTTGACACCTTCAAGTTCGGGTACGTCGCGCAACCTCTACCGGGGCACGAAATGTTTCGCGGATACCTCGCCATCCCCTACCTGCGACCCGCAGGGGTTATCTCCATCCGGTTCCGGTGCATCAAACACCACGAACACGCAGGGCACGGCAAGTACATGACCGTTGCTGGGGATTCCCCGCATCTGTTCAACACGCAGGCGTTGATGAAACCCTCACCGGTAGTGGCGGTTACGGAGGGGGAGTTAGATGCTGTGACGGCTCAACTGTGTGGTGTGCCGGCGGTAGGTGTGCCGGGGGCACATGCTTGGCAACCCCACTTCCGTGAACTGTTCCTCGGATACAAAGACGTGTTCGTTGTCACGGACGGGGATTCGGCTGGCGGTCAGTTCGGGGCTGCGATAGCAGGGCAGTTACCGAACGCGAAGGTGATCCCGATGCCGCCGGGTGAGGACGTTAACTCGCTCGTGGTGAAGCACGGGCCGCAAGCCCTGATGGAAAGGATGAAATGACAGTCACGGTGTACACGCAGCCGGATTGCCTGCCGTGCAAGGCGGCAAGTACATGGCCGAAGGGGTGTACCTGAATTGAGTCGCATACGCGAATATCAGTGCCAGGGCTGCGGGCGAACCTTCACGGTCACCGACTGCCAGTTGTCAGGGCGCGTCTTCTGTGGCCAATGCCCCCCGCCGATGAGTGAGCCCATCATGTTCATGGTCGACATCGAACGCCACAACGACGGCGAGGAGGGCATCTACGGCCCAAGCGGGTGATCCGAAAGATGACGGAAGCTTCTATCCCGCACGAGGTTATTGACATCACACGGGACCGGGTGTCAGCGGACTACCTGAAGCGTGTTCTGCGGGCGAAGTCGGTGCCCGTGATTGAGGCACCTGGGTTCGAGCCGGTGCTGGGTTACCAGCCCGACAAGTTGAAGGAGATTCTCGATGCGTTTGGAAGTTAACTGGTCTGTCGATGTTGAGTTCCCGAAATGGGTTGAGCGGATTCACGATTACGTATGGCAGGAGGATGAGGATGACTGAAACCTTTGCGGAGAAGCTGGACAACGCCCGGAACGGGCAGGAGTTCCAGTCCGGTTTGGAGGGGTTGTTTAGGGCGTTGGAGAAAGCTATGTGGGAGGACGACGATGAGTGACCCGATCAGCCCCGACCACTACCAATACCCCGGCTTCGAGGTCATCGACCTGACCGAACAGTTGAACTTCTGCCGTGGAAACGTCGTGAAATACGTTGCCAGAGCAGGCCGTAAAACCGACGAGTTAGAAGACCTGTATAAAGCCCGGTGGTATCTGGACCGCGAAATTGATCGGCTGGAAAATGAGTAAACGCATCGTCATCATCCCCGACACCCAACTGCCCTACGAGGACAAGCGTGCCCTCAAGGCGGTCATCAAGTTCATCGGTGACACTCAGCCGGATGAGGTCATCCATATCGGTGACGTGATGGACTACCCGCAGCCGTCCCGCTGGAACAAAGGCACAGCAGGCGAGTTTGAAGGGTCTGTGTTCAGGGACAGCGAATACGCAAAAAAGTCGCTCCTAGAGCCTCTCAGGGCTGTTTACGACGGCCCTGTGAAAGTACACGAAGGGAACCACGATCTACGTCCAAGGGAATACCTCGCCAAATACGCCCCGGCGTTGGCGGAAAGCAGCAGCTTTGACATTGATCGTCTTCTCGACTTCGACGGCTTCGGTGTCACACTCCTACCCGACTTCCACGACGTTGCACCCAGGTGGATCACCACACACGGGCACAAAGGCGGTATCAGCCTTTCACGTCACGCCGGTCACACAGCCCTCGGGGCGGCTAACAAGTTCGGCAAGTCGGTCATCATGGGGCACACCCACCGGATGGGTTTGATAGCCCAATCCAACGGCTACGCCGGCAAAGTTCACAGGGAGATACACGGGTTTGAGGTTGGAAACCTGATGGACATGAAGAAAGCGCACTACCTGAAAGGCGCTGCCGGGAACTGGCAGCACGGGTTCGGTGTGTTGACCGTTGACGGTCAGCACGTCAGCCCGCAGGCGGTGTTCATCAACAAAGGGAAGTTCACGGTTAACGGCGAAACCTGGGAGGTCTAACACTTGACAATGTGTAACCGTATCGGTAGCATGAAACACGATGTTCGCAAAGCAGCCCGGATCGTCGCATACCAGTGGCCCACCATCGTTGAAGCTGAAGATGTCGAACAGGAGATTTATGTTCGGCTGCTTTCCAGCCCAGCGTCGGTGGACAAACTGTTGGACGACTTCGACGCCAAAAACCGGGTCAGCGCACTCATCAGCATGGGGCACCAAATAGCTGCTAAGGAACGCACCGACTACGAAGTGTTTTCCGGCAACTTCCGCTACTCGGTCAACGAAGTGAAAAAGCTGCTGACAAACCGGAAGAACGGGATCGGCAAGTCAACAACAGGTGCCGATCTTGAAGCCGGCATGGAACGGCTAAGACAGAAAAACAACACCTACCACGAACTGATCCAACGCCGATATGTGTTGGGTGAGCGAATCGAAGGATCGGAGAGTTCAGCATTGAGCCGCGCATTAACAGCCCTCGCAACGCACATGAACCACTACCACAAAAAGCAGCACGCGGAACGGAGTGACGGCCCAGGCACCAGAAAAGCTATTTCATCAGAAAGAGCTAGGTGGATTTCCAATAACCAGTACAACGGTCAGCCAACCAATCCTGGCCCCGGATCAAGGCAAAACTACCAGGACTTCAAACCCTTCTCCTTCGTCAACGGCGAGAGACTGTAATGGACCCGGTTTCATACCTCGAAAACGGTTCCATGTCGGTAGAAACCTGTATGAAAGACCTGGCGTGGGCATCTTTCGCAGGTGGAACCATCAGAAGCATTTTCGACCTGGCTTTCAACGGATCACCCCGGTCGGAAATGTATAGGGCGCAGGTGGTTCCTAGCCTTTTTCCGCACGAACGTCGGATGATGGTTGAGAACTGGTCTGCGGAAGATAGAGAAATGTATTGCGGCGGAGAATATGTGAAAGGAAATGTGTGACTGACATTAACTGGGGTCCGACAGGTGAACTCGTTTACAACCGAACCTACTCCCGAACCAAGCCGGATGGTTCTAAAGAAAGTTGGCCTGAGACTGTCGAACGGGTGGTGGACGGCAACCTTGCCCTTGTGGATTCCCGATACCAACTCCACGGAGAGCGGCAATCCCTCATCGACATGATGCTGGACTTCAAAATCCTGCCTGCTGGACGGCACCTGTGGGCGTCCGGGGTGAAGAACGCCGAGCATCTGTTCAACTGCTGGGTGTCCGGGTGGACCGAAAAGCCAAGTGAGCATTTCGAGTTCACGTTCATGCGGTTGATGGAGGGTGGCGGGGTTGGGGCTAACTACTCCAACTACAACCTGACCTGCTACTCGCCTGTGCAGCACGCCTTGAAGGTTCACATCGTCTGTGACCCTGAGCATCCCGACTACGCGGAAATGTACGAGGCTGGTGTCCTTTCAACGGAGTTCGCCTACGACTGGGATGGTTCGTTCCCGATTGAGGACAGCCGGGAAGGTTGGGCTTCAGCCCTGGTCGATCTGATCGACACCTACTACCGGCCAGAGGATGTACACCGGGATCGCGTGTACGACGTGTCCCGTGTACGACACGCAGGGGCGCGGCTGAAGACGTTCGGTGGTAGGGCTTCCGGGCCGCTGCCGTTGGCGAAGATGCTGCACGAAGTCAGCACTGTGTTCAACAGCCGTATGAACGAGTACCTCGACGGTATCGGTGCTATGGAAATCGACCACGCCATCGCGCAATGCGTAGTCGCCGGCGGTGTCCGACGAAGCGCCCGCATGGCAATGATCCACTGGGCAGACCCACAAATCTTCGAGTTCATCAACGTCAAAGCCAAATCCGGTTCCCACTGGACAACGAACATCAGCGTCGAGGTCGATGACGAGTTCTGGCACCACGCCAAACAAGGGGATGCGTGGCACGCCAAGAAGGTGTTGCAGGAGTTGGCTTACGGTGCCGTCCACAACGGTGAACCGGGTATGTGGGATTCGTCGCTGTCGAA